CGGAAACAGGTGGTGTATGTCTCCGGGGATGCTCACAAAGGGGGAGCCGGGAATAGTGTCAAAAGTCATAAAGCAGGTAGCTAAGAATTATGTTTTGCAATTAAATATTCATCCGCAATGGTGGAATTAAAGTATAATAAAACACAAGACCCTTGTTTGAGGTTTACATACGACCTTAAACCGGGCTGTGGGTGTGGGTGGGATGAATACGATTTCTATAAAAAGTGGTTTGGGTTGCTTTGCGCTTTACATTTGATTGGCACAAAACCAAACAGGCGCGTGATTAGAAACATATCAAACTGTACCTTTGATATTGTGTATGGCTTCGAGTATTACAACAGCCACCTGGATGATATACACGAAATACATACAAGCAAGCCAAGCAGGCAGGGGCGGCCTATGCATGAAGCGTATTTTAAATATCCATCCAAAAAGGGAGTAACAAACAAATGCCAATACCACAACAGACACTTTCATGGCATCATAAGCGAGGGGAAAATAGTGGGTTATATTATATCATGCCGGATGGGCGACATTGCCAAAACCATTACTATTATTGGACATGGTGACTACCTTAAATACGGGATGATGCACAAACTATTACATGAGGTTATATCCTTTTATGGGCTGCCTTTTGTTTATGGTAACTGGAACTCAGGCGTTGACGGGTTGCGAATGTTTAAATATCACAACGGCTTTAGGCCAGCACAAATAACAGTAGCATGAACCAGAAACACTTAGACATATACAGGATGTGCTTGTATTGCGCAACAATAAAACAGGTTTATTTTGGAGGTTTATAAAATGATAACAGTAGCCCTTCCGACTTGGAAAAATAAAGACATCCTCTGGCTTCCGCTTGAAGGACTGGCCCGGCAAAAGTGCAACGTGCCGTGGGAGTTGATCGTCATGGAGTGCGAAACGGATTCTAAGAAACTGGTTGAATCTTACAAGGAAAAATTAGAGAAGGCCGGATGTCAAAACCTTGTCTATATCTATTCTCCCTACCGGATGACGTTAGGTATAAAATGGAAAATGATTGCCGAACATGCGAGCGGCAAGGTATTTTGCTTGCAGGCTTCAGACGACTACCCGCAGCCCGACAGAAATCAAAAGGCATGGGATGCCCTGCAAGATAACGACTGGTTTCATTCGCGGTATTTTTATCATTATTCTTTTAAGCATAAGATATTGATCAAATACGACAAGGAAACTTTTAAAACTAACTGGAAGACAGGATTTAATATTTCAACACTCACTGACAAGGTGCGAAAGATAGCAGACACGCAACAGCCGCAAGGTATTGACTTTTATTTGTATAACCAGATAAAACCTGAAAGCATCTTCTATGACGAAAGCAGCCCCAGGGGCGGGGTAGCCACAGACGGGTATAACACGTTAAGTACTAAGAGGGCAAGGTTTTTTCTTAACCCAGTGCCGCCCTATCTAAAAACAGATAAAACCATTGAAAGTATCGGACTACCTAAAACAATTGTAGAGCAGATACAAAAACTAATTATACCAAAAGAAATGGGTGAGTTCGGCAACAAACTAACAGGCAAACATGTTGCCGTGGTTTTCAAAAAGAGCTTCAAGGGCAGGCGTGCGGGTCAGGAGTATTTCATTGATGAGGGCATCAGAGACTACCTTGCATACAGAGGTGTTATCGCCACAGAAGATAAGGGTGTAACTACAAAGACTAAGCTATGAAAGTTGTAAAAACAGTAACCGGAGATGAGCCTATCACGCTGGCCGAAGCCAAGGAATACCTGAGGGTATTTCACGACACGGAGGACAACGTCATAACCCAGATGATCACCAATGCCCGTAAGGTGCTGGAAATGGCCACGGGGTTATCACTTGTGGAGCAGACCATTGAGCTACACACTGTTATACATGATGTTTTTACGCTACCATACGGCCCTGTTTCGAGCGTCACCTCCGCCACTATTGATGACGTGGCTGTTGACGATGACTACATAGATACGGAAACAGGGGTCATCGAAGGCACAGGTGTACTTGACGCAGTGTATGAGGCAGGCCCCTACGAGTGTGATTTTGCAATGCTCGAACTGGTGGCGTTCAATTATTGGAGCCGCGGGCAGGATCAATTTCCGCAAACAGTAAAAATGTGGATCGCAAACAATACAAGAAACTTATGGCTGCAATAGGAGGCATGAACACACCTGTAAGCTATCAGGAGCTTACCACCACCCCGGACGGGGCAGGGGGCACTACTGGTACATGGGCGACAAAGTTCACTTTCATGGCCGAGGTGAAGCCTATGAGCGGCTACCGCAGGTTAGAATACAGCCAGATCATTAAAGGCAACCCCTACCAGATCACGACTCACTACCGGACGGACATTTCGGCTAAAGGTAGATTGATAGTAAACGGCACAGAGATAGCGATACACTCTGTCGTAAACGTAGGAATGCAAAACAAGGTAATTGAAATAATAGGCAATGACGGAGCTTAGCGGCATCAAAAGATTGAATGTAGACTTTGACCGCCTCAGCAAGGTGGCAAAGGAAAAGGTGCGTGTGGCTATTCAGACAGCTGGAACTGACGTACAAAAGGATGCCAAGGCAAAAGTGCCCAGAGATACGAGCAGGCTGCATAACTCGATAAGAAACTACGCAGAGGACGGAGGTTTTACAGCTATTGTCGACACGGAGGCAGGCGGAAACCAGCCCGTCGAGTACGGCCCCCATGTAGAGTTTGGAACTTACAAGATGAGCGCACAGCCGTTTATGATGCCCGCCTTCGAAAAGAACACAAAGAAGCTGATGAAAGAACTTGATAAGATGCTGAAATTATGAAAGACCCGACCTATCAAATTAGAAAACATTACATCGACCTGTTAGCGGGTATATCTGTTGACGTGGTGAACATCGCTACGCTTAACAAGGAGCCACCGTTTGTGTTTGTGACTACGCGCTCCCAGGAGGAGTCCACTAAAACCAGCGAGTCACACCAGGTCACCACCACGTTTAATATCATCGTTAAGAACGACGGCGACTGGGGCGGCGACAAGCAGGCCGAAGACATCGCTAATGAAATACTGCCACTAGTAAAAAATGGGAGCTATAGCAGCACGACAGACTTTAAGATCGTTACCTGTATGATCGAAAGCTCAGACCCTATATCGGAGACAACCGAAACAGGCCGAGTGATTCAGAAGGTAATAGCAGTTAATAATTATGTTTCACGTTTAAATTAAAAGAAAATGGCTAAAATTAATGGAACTGACATACTTGTCAGCACAGAGACAGGCGCAATCGGCGGGGCAACGTCACATACGCTGAATCTCAACATCGACCTGCCGGAGGCGACCACCAAAGACTCAGGCGGATGGGGCGAGAACATCCACGGGTTGAGAGACTGGTCGGTAGACATCGACGCACTCGTAGACCCGGACAACCCTGTTGACGGGCCGGATTTGGTTCAGCTCGCACTTGACCGCACAGAGGTAACACTCACAATGGCACTCACGGGGGGCCACACGTACACGGGCACAGCAAAGCTGGCGACCTACTCCGAAACACCTGACATGGAGCAGCCTGTAGCGTTTAGTGCCTCATTCACCGGAAATGGCCCACTTGAACTTGCTATGACATGAGAATAGAGCTAAAATACCCAGGCATTATTCCACGTAAGGTAGGGATGAGGTTCGATAATTACGCATGGATCAAGATGTGTGAATTAATGGGCGTGGAGTTTGACGAGCTTGAACAGCTTGAAGAAACAGAACTTGTCCTTGCCTGGATGTATGGAGCGTACTATTCTGACTGTTCGTACCGCAACAAAAAGCGCAGGTTTAGCTTCGAGCAAATCGCGCGTATGTATAGGTATTACTTTTTAAATAAACCCACAGAGCTTGATAGGGTGAAGACCGCCATGTTAAAAGGTAAGGTGATGGGCAAGCCTCTTGAGCAGCATTATAGGGGAGAAAAAAAAAAGTAACGGTAGCCGACATATATGATGTTGCGATAGGCGACCTGGGGATGAGGCGGGAAGAGTTCGAGCGCATGACGTGGGGTGAGTTCCAGTGTAGGCACAGGGGATTTATCCGGGGGCAAGAGGAAAGCTGGGACAGGGCCAGGCATATAATGTACTATGCAGCTATCCCCAATTTAAAAAAGCATGCGACCCCGGAAAAGTTAGCTGCACTGCCAAAAGATGTAAGCAAAAAGAGCCTTGAAAAGCTAACAAAGGAACGTTACAAACAACTAAAAGAAAAATGGCTAAGCGCGAATTAAGGGTCAAGCTGACGGCGGAAACAAGGGAGTTACAAAAGGGGGTTGAGAAGTCAAAAAGTAGCGTAAAAAACTTCGATAAGACTGTAAAAAACTCCGGTAAGTCTGTTAAGAAGTCAGCAAAGGACATGAGTCAGTCCTCCGCTAAATCTGTTGGTAACTTAGAGCAGGGGCTGACATCCATACA